CCTCGGGGGAGAGCATCACCAGCCTCATCCCGTGGCGCATCTGGCAGGTCACCACCGACCCGTTCGGCACCAACCAGAAACCGATGGAGTTCTTCCAGCCGGACAGCCGCGTCAACGAACTGATGCGGGTGTTCGAGTTCTTTTCCAACCTCGCGGACGAGTATTCGGGCCTGCCCAAATATCTCGTCGGGGATGCCGGAGGCGCGGGACGGACCGCCTCCGGCCTCTCCATGCTGATGAACAACGCTTCGCGGGTGATCAAGCAGGTGGTCGCGGGGATCGACAGCAACGTACTGGGCCCCCTGCTGGAGAGGCTCTACCAGTACAACATGCGCTATGCACTCGACCCTTCACTGAAGGGCGATGTGCAGGTGATCGCCCGTGGAGCCTCGTCGCTGGTGCAGAAGGAAAGCGCGCAGCTGCGTCGCACCGAGTTCCTTGCAGCGACCGCCAACCCGGTCGACATGCAGATCGTCGGTGTCGAGGGTCGCGCTGCTCTGCTGCGTGAGAGCGCCAAGGCCCTCGACATCGACACCGATAGCGTCGTCCCACCACTCGATGTCATCAGGATGAGATTGGCCCAAGACGCGATGGCGGCGCAGGCGACGGGGCAGATGGCTCCGCAGGCCGGGCCGGTGCCGCCGACCCCGGTCAGTCCCGGCGGGCCGAGCCCCTCGGGCCAGTCGCTGATGGGCAGCGAGGCACCCGTCACGGACAATTTCTCGCCGCCTAGGCAGTAGCCATGGCGACCGCCCCACAGCAACCACTGCCACCCAAGACAACCGGCATCAACTATACACCTGTCGGCAGCCTCGAACCCTATCTGCTCTCCCGTAAGTTTGTCGATCTCCAAGTGGGACCACTTGGGTCCGGCAAGACCTTGGCGTCACTGATGAAGGTCCCGCTGCTGGCCTCGTTGGTGACGCCATCCGTGCACGGCGTCAGGCAGGCGCGCTGCGCCATCGTCCGCAACACCGCCGCGATGCTCGCCGACGCTACCATTCCTGACTGGCTGCGGCAGTTTCCTGACGGCACGGCGGGCACGTGGTGGAGGACCGAGAAACGGTTCGAGCTTAACTACATGGGAGCCGATGGGATACCGGTCGAGGTCGCCGTCCTGTTCCGTGGGCTCGACGATGCCGCCGACGTGAGGCGGCTGCTGTCGTTGCAGCTGTCGTTCGCGTTCATGGACGAGTTCAGGGAGATCGACCGCTCGGTGTTCGAGGCGCTGCAGGGACGCGTTGGCCGCTACCCCGACGCGATGCTGGTGCCGCACCGCACGGAGTGGGGGGTCAACCAGCGCGGCGAGCCGATCAGCGGCTGCGTCGACGAACGGGGGATCGAGCTTGGTCAGGTGTTCGGCTCGACCAACCCGCCGGATGAAGGCTCCTACTGGGAAGGGATACTCAGCGACCCGCCCGGCAACATGGACGTGTTCATCCAGCCGTCCGGCCTGAGCCCCGAGGCGGACTGGCGGCAGTACCTGCCCGCCAACTACTACGAGAACCTGATGGAGGGTAAGTCTCAGGAGTGGATCGATATCTACATCCACAACAAGTTCGGTCGCACCCTCTCCGGCAAGCCGGTATGGCCCGGCTTCCGGCGCGACTTCCACGTAGCCAAGTCGACGACAGAGGTTATCCGTGACCCGGCCTATCCGCTGATCATCGGCGTTGACGCAGGACTGACACCGGCATGCACCATCAATCAAATCCACCCCGGCCATCGCCTCATCACCCATGCAGAGATCACCACGCGGGACAGCGGCGCGCTCCGCATGATCAACGAGCACCTGCGTCCCCTGCTGGCGACGCCGAGGTTCAACGGCTGCCCGGTGGTGGTGATCACCGACCCGGCGGCGATGAAGCGGTCGGAGACTGACGAGCGGTCGGTCGTCGACATCTTCATTGCCGCTGGCTACCGCACCCGCCCGGCGTTCACCAACGCCATCGCGGGCCGGGTCTCGGCAGTCGACTATTTCCTCGCCCGGCAGATCGACCAGAAGGCGGCGCTGCTGATCGACCCCAGCTGCGTGGTGCTGATCGCCGGGCTGGCCGGACGCTATCGCTACAAGATCAACAAGACCGGCGACATCGCCGTGCTGCCCGAGAAGAATGAGTGGAGCCACGTCTGCGAGGCACTGCAGTACGCAGCCGTCAACGCGTCAGGCGGGGCGGTGTTCGGATCGAAGGCGCAGGCAGCGGCGAAGCCAGTGGTGCTGGCCTCCGCTGCTGGCTGGACCTAGCGCCCTGCTGTCTTCGGCTCGGCCACTTCGGCTGCCGCCACCAGCATGTCGTAAATGCTCTGGGTCGTGCCGGGCACGTCGAACGCACCACCGGTCGTGATCACCGTCGAGGTGCCGCTCGCTGCCGGGTAGATGCCGATGACCGAGCGCAGGTCGATGAAGGCGTAGCCGCCACCCCGGAGTTCCACCGGGGTCAGGTTCAGCATGGCCGAGGCTTCGGGGGGCTCCTCCGCCAGCGGCGGCTCGGGGCCTTCTCCGCCCAGCGGCGGTCCTCCGCTATCGGCACGGCCTTCGGGGCGTGGGGGAATAGGCATTGGCTATCCTTCCGGTTTAAGGACCAGTTCGTCGAACGATGGAGATGGATGCGAGGTCACGACCTTCATGTCAATCACGGGCATAAGCGGCTGGGGGTGCTGGCCGAGATTGATGGAGATGGTGAACTTGGGCTCGACCGTTCCGTCCCCGGCCTGCGGCCCCTGCCTGACGCCAGCGATGGAGAATATCTCCGCCGCCATCTTGAGCACCTCGGACGGTGCCGTCTCGTTGGCGGTGAGCTTCCGGTACATGACCATCAGGGCGTCGGGGGATATCTTGAGGGCGAGGCCGCGCACCAGTTCGCGGGCCTGACGCGGGTCGTCAGCGCACAGCTGGGTGAACGCCTGATCGTCGAGACTATCGAGCGTGACCATCGGGTCCTGCGGACCCAATGCTCCGGGGCCCATCGGGGCGACCCGGAAGGCTACTTCTTCTTCTTCGATTTCCCGGCCTGACTTAGCGCAATGGCAACGGCCTGCTTCTGCGGCTTGCCGTGCCTGATCTCGGTGGCGATATTCTCGCTGATCGTCTTTTTGTCTGTGCCCTTTTTCAACGGCATATCAGCCTCCTACGCGCGCACCCTGCCTTCAGCTATCGCACTGTCGATGGCGGCTTGTATAGCCTCCTGCTCACTCTCGCGACCCTTGTAGGTCCCGCGCAGGATATCGTTGGTGAAGTTGCGGATGTCGGCTGCGGTCCAGATATCACTGGCAGCGCCGCCCTGCTGGACGCCACCGCCGCTGCCTGCGTTCGGCGATATCTGGTTCTCCAGTCCGGCAGGCATAGCGCCGTTGCCGCTGTTCGGTTGGGGAGCAGGCGGCGTCGGAGCAGGCGGACGGGGGGCAATGCCCGCCTGCTCCTTGAAGGTGTTGAACAGCCGTGCGGTGCGGTCCGGGTCGCGCGCCTCGAACGCAGTGTTGAGGAACGCCTGCCGGGGTACTCCGGCAATCGGGTCCACCTCGCCCAGCCAGTTCAAGAACCCCTGATCGACATTGATCGTCTCGTAGTCGGGCACCAGTTCCCTCAATCGTGAGAGGTAACGGTCAACCTGTACCTGCCCGGTGCTGGCCCCGACCTGTTCGACCTGCTGCCGGAGTTGTGCGTTATCCTCCCGGAGACCGGCGGTCATGCCGCTCGCCACTTCCGTGGCTTGGCGGCGGATGAAGTCCGCCAGTTCCGGGCCGTAGTTCTCGATGTCCTCGGGGGTGACCAGCGGTGCCTCGGGTGTGGGCTGCGGCTGGGGCTGCGCCTGCTGCGGCTGCTGCATCTGGTCGAGCCGGTTGAGGACCTCGTTGAGTTGGCCGCGCGTCTCGCGCAGTTCGCCACTGAGGCGCGGGACCTCGCTGTCGAACTTGCCCTTCAGGGTCTGGTACTTGTGCTGCCAGTCGCCGTCGTCACCTTCTGGAGGCGGGGGCGTAAGGTCTGGAGCTTGCGCAGGTGGCGTAGCTTCAGGTGCTGGCGGAGGTGCTCCATTACCAGCTTCCGCAGGCGGCTTTCCTGCAACCTCTGCATCGTGTTCATCAGCGATGCGCTTGGCTTCTTCGACATGTTTCGGTGGCATCGTTTCATCCCTGCTTTCGTAGAGCATCCCGTGCGCCTTCAACCTCGGCGAGTAAACCTTCCAGTGCCTGCGCGTTGCCTTGCAGCTGCCGCAGTTTGTCGATGTCGGGGACGCTGGTGAGGTGAGTTCGGAGCGCGTCTATCTCGCGACGGATGCGGGCCGCGACGACCTGCCACGCGCCTGTGCGTGACAGCCCATCCATGGCGACAAGCTCATCCTGAGAAAGTTTAGTGACGGTCGGCACGTCTCATCAACTAGCATATTGCGCACCCGAAACGCCAGAGCTATAGTGCCGGTCACATCGTAGCAGACCCTGCGGGCGCGCGACACATCGGGACACCGCCGACACGGCGACCCCTCTCCATCTTTAACCCGACTTGGCCTATGGAGAGTGCCATGCCCTATCCGGTACAGTCCCCGCAGAACACTACCCCCGCTTATTCCGGGACATTCATTCCCACGCTCTGGTCGTCGAAGCTGATCGTCAAACTGTACGCCACGACGGTGTTCGGTGAGATCGCCAACACGGACTACGAGGGCGAGATCAAGAGCATGGGCGACAAGATCGTCATGCTGCAGGCCCCGTCCGTTTCCATCAATCCCTACACGGTCGGCCAGAACCTCGTGTACGAGGTGCTCGCCCCGAACAAGGTCGAGATGGACATCGACAAGGGCAATTATTTCGGCGTTAACATCTCCGACGTGTACGAGGTCCAGTCGGCCCCGAACCTGATGGACATGTTCACCAACGACGCGTCGAAGCAGATGGCCATCGCCATTGACCGCGAAGCCCTGAAGTACGTGGTTGGCACCGCCGACCCGAAGAACATGGGCGGCACGGCAGGTGCGATCTCCAGCGGCTATGCGCTGGGCACCGACGCAGTTCCGATTGCGCTGAACAAGGACACCATCGTCAGCGTGATCACCGCCATGGCGGCGGCGCTCGACGAGCAGAACGTGCCGGAGACGGACCGTTGGCTGCTGGTCTCCCCGCGCGTTCGCAACACGCTGGTGAACTCGGACCTCAAGTTCGCGTACCTGACGGGCGATGCCCAGTCGACACTGCGCAACGGCAAGATCGGCACGATTGATCGGTTCACGATCTACGTGTCGAACCTGATGCCGCAGGGTCTGGCCGGGTTCAACTTCGACGGCACCGTCAACGCTGGTGCGGTTGCCCGCGAGGCTATCCTCGGTGGCCACAAGATGGCGATCACGTGGGCGAGCCAGATCGACAAGGTTGAGAGCCTTCCCAACCCGACTGATTTCGGCACGCTGGTGCGTGGCCTGTGCGTCTACGGTCGCAAGACGATCAAGCCGCAAGCACTCGTGCTGGGGATCGTAACCCGGTAAAGAGGGTGGGGGGAGCATTGACGGCGGCACCGGAATTGCTCTCCTCATACCTGTGGAGGGCTTATGGTAGCGGCCAGTGCCATCATCAATCGCGCTCGACTACAGGCCATCGACGCGGGCAAAGTGCGCTGGCAGGACGAGGAGCTTCTCCTGTGGCTCTCGGACGGTCAACGCACGGTCGTCGCTATGGCCCCGTCCGCCTCGGCCAAGACCGACAGCATTGCGCTCGTAGGGGGGACAAGGCAGACCCTGCCGGTTGGCGCATACATGTTGCTGTCGATCCTCCGCAACGTCGATCCGACGACGGATGCGCCGGGGCGGGCGGTCCGGGTCTCCAGCCGCGAGGTGCTCGACACCTCCGATCCTGACTGGCACCTGCACTGCCCGGCGCAGACTGTGCGCAACTATGTGTATGATCCCGCCGAGCCGCTCAATTTCTACGTCTGGCCACCGAACAATGGCGGAGGGAAAGTCCAGCTGGTCTACTCGCGCGACCCGCCCGACCTCACCGCTGTGGATAACGAGATCATCGTGCAGCCGCTCTACCAGACGGCGCTGGTCGACTACCTGCTGTACCGGATGCACTCGAAGGACAGCGACTTCGCGGCGGGGCTGCAGCTGGCGACCAACTTCCTGCAGTCCTTCATGGGTTTCATGCAAGTAGGGGAGACGTCACAACTGGGGGCCAACCCCAACCTGCAACTCGGCAACTCCGACCCTTCGATGAAGGCCACGGCTAGATGATGAAGCGCTGGGACGAGATGTTCACGCTGATCCGGCCCTACGTGCCGGATGCGCCGGAGCTTGCCGTCATCGAGGCGCTCAAGTCGACGGCGGTGGATTTTTTCGAGAAGACCCATGCGTGGCTGTACAACGCGGTGGCGATCCCGGCAGAGGTGGGCATCTCGGACTATGAGCTTGACGTGCCGAAGGGCGCGGTGCTGGTCCGGGTTCATCAGGCTTGGTACGACGGCAACCCGCTGGAGCCGCTTGGCGAGGACACGGTGCAGCTGATGTCGCGGCGCTACTGGTTGATGTCGACCGGAGGGCCGGGCTACTTCAGCCAGCAGGAGCCGTGCACGCTGCTCCTCCTGCCGTCGCCGTCAACGGTGCAGGCGGGCGGATCGCTGATCCATTCGACGCTGGCGCTGCGCCCGTCACGGGATGCAACTGGGCTGCCGTCTGAACTGTGGGATCGTTACGGCGATGCCCTCTCGTACGGCGCACGGGCGCGGCTGCACGAGATACCGAACCAGTCCTACTCGGACAACGATCAGGCAACCAAGTTCCGCCGCCTGTACTATGGTGCAGTCGGCGCGGCGCGGGCGGACCGCAACCGTGGCCTCACTCGGGCGACGCTGGTCGTACGCCCCAACAGGATGGACTGAGATGGCGTGCCGCATCCGCCTCATGCAGGGAGACACCGAGCCCAGTGTTGTCACCGCGATCAGCGATGAGAATACGGGGCCGGTCAATCTCAGCGATCCGGCAGTGCTGCCTTACATGAAGTTCCGGCAGGTAGGAACGATTGACACATTGCAGACAATCCTCGGCGTGAAGCTGCCCGGCGTGCCGACCTGCTCGGGCGAGATCGATCCCGGCGAGGGGCTACCCGGCGAGGGCGGCCTCGTGCGGTTCGACTGGCCGCCCGGTGCGCTCGACATCACGCCCGGACAATATGAGGGCGAGGTGTCGATCCATGAAGACAATTTCATCCTGACGGTGCAGGATCGTATCCCGTTCATAGTGCGCGAGACATTCGCCTGAAGGGAGGAGCGGCATGTCGATTTCCGGCG